ATATTCAAATTCATAAACAAATCCGTATTCTTTGTATTTATTAATTATACTAGAATCTTTTAAAACCTGTATTCATATTTTTTTGTAATCCAATTTTAATACAATATCCATAATTTCACAGAAATAATTATTACCTCTATAATCTTCTTGAACATATACACCAGATAATACAATTTCATCTGGATTAGTCAATGTATTAAATTCAAAAGAATAAACAACTTTATCTATATCCATTTTTATATAGTGAGTTGATTTGTGATAATCCCACCGCTGAACATATTGTATCAATTCCATTTATTCAACAATAGTACAATCTTTATATTTATCCAGTGTCAGCAAATAAGTTTCAGCATTAACTTTAGTATTACCATCTGAAAAGTAAGTCGTAAAGTTTAGTTCTGGTGCTTCTGTTTGCATTGGAAGTACACTATCTGAGATATGAAGATAATCTGTTTGCATTGGTTGTAAACCTGCTTCTTTTGTGGCTTTATCTAGGTATGTTTTTACGTTGATATTAGCAGTTTTATTATCTCAGTCAATAGTAATATTGCTTACAACTATGTAAGCAGATTCTGTTACTACTCCGTTTAAAAAGTCGATTCTTTTAGTTAGTCCCATTTTGTTTATTCTTTTACTGGTTGTAATTGTGTTTGTGCTTGTTTTTGTAGGTTATTAATCAGTTTAGCAACTTGATTAAATGGTTGTGTACTTAGTGCATTCAATAGAATGTTTGCATCTTCAATACTTACTTTGAATTGTAGTTCTGTTTGTTCTTTCATCGTTAGTTTAGTTTGGTAATTAGGGTTTCTTTATTTGATCTGATTCATTCACCATTTTCATATAAAAAGATGAATGCAGTTTGGTTTATATTTACAAGGTGGACTTGTTTACTTATATAGTTGTTATTTTCAAAAGATGTAGTTGCTTTACAACCTAAACTGCTAATGTTACTTTCTATCTGGTTGACGTTTCAAAACAAAGCTATCTTTAAATCTGAAAAATCAAACACATTACAATACAAGCTCTTTTTACCTAGTAAGTACTTATATTTTATATCTTCCAGAATAAAACCCTGTTCACTGTATTGTCAAAACTTAGATTTATCTAATCATCTTTCTTTTACTTCGATTATTCCACCGTTTGAGCAGTCCAGATCGTGTTTAGAATATTGTTCTGTAGTTTCGGTTGCTGTTATTCCACCTAAAGCTAATATCTCTTTTACTCAATCTAGTGTTATTTCTTCTCTATTTGATCTCATATTATTACTTAAATAATTGTTCAATATAAAGTCTTTGTTTAGTTATCAGATTTTGCATTCTAAGTTGTTTTATCTGCTTATTTTTTAATCTGATAATCTTTTTCATTGTGATAAACTCTGCTATTTTAGCACCTAATCAAATGCAGAATAAAGCGAAGGCTGTAATAAAAATTGCTGTTGTCATTGTTGTTTTGTGATTTAAATGTTGTTTTGTTGATTGATTTTTATAGGCATAAGTGGAAAGAATCAAACTCTCGATTTCTTGGTTGAAAGCAGACGTGTTATCACTACACTACACTTATATTTTGTATTTAAAGTACTTATATTTAATGCTTTATTTATGATACAAAATTACAAAAATTAATTTATTAAAATTCTATAAGTGGAGCTATTTGTTAAAAATAATTCTGGTGATAATCTGAGGATTTAATTTATAAATATTGCTTTACTTGAAATGATTTTATAACCTTTAAATCTAACTCTATCTACTGTTTTGTCTACTTTCTCAACATTAAAATAGTGTTCAATATGAGAAGCAGCAGGTGCTTTTGTTATTCCTAATTTATTATAAACTTCTGCTATTAATAATTTAGCATCTGCATTACTAATTGTTGAACCAGTTTTTAAGTCATACGCTTTTAAAAGTTTAAATATCTTATTTGGTTCTGATAAATTGGACTTAGAAATTATAACTCGTTCTATATTACTTTTATGAAATGATAATCTTTCTAGTTCATCATAACCTAATACTTCAAAAGCTTTTACAACATCTTTGTCAAAGTCACAAGTGAATTTAAACACATCAGAACTTTCAATATATTCTTTGTATAACTCACATTTTTGTTTGAATGATAATTTATTTAGTCTTTCAACTTCTAATAATTCTAATTCCTCAGCTCAGGGTTTTACAATAGTGACAGCAGAAAATGAACCGCTTAATTCAGCTATTAAGTTAGCTTTTACTGAATAAGTATGTTGTAATTCAAAGTTTGCACAATCAATATTTAGAAGAATCTTTTCAAATTTAATATCCGGCTTACCATCTACTTCTTCAATGTTCAAATAGACACTGTTTAGTTTATCAATATCTAAGAAATCAATAAAAACAGTGTTTCTTTCTGCTAGTAATTCTTCTGCTTTTTTGATGTTTGATTGTGTGGCTATTTCAAATTGCTCTTTCGTTACATTCACATATCTGGATTGTTTATAAATCAAATCTATTGAATTATCTTTTATATCTCTAATTCTACCACCAATTTGCCCCAAAGTAGTACTAATATCTACTAAAGTATGTGCTTTTGAACCATCACACATCACATAAATTTTACCGCTTGGATCGAAAATATCACAGCCTTCAAAACAAGTAGAAGTATAAAAATTGATCTTCTTTACAGGGTCTAATGTTGATTCTATTTTATATCCAGATAGTTTAGCAGCATTCTTTTCATTGCTTTTAGAACATACTATTCTAACATCTTCTTTTCTCAAATTAAGTGATTTGGTTACTTTGTTTATAAAGTCCACCGAGTTACAAAATATGTGTGCATTATGTTCTTTGTTTAAAGTAGTTCTACAAATTGCAGCAGATTCATCTTCAATACTTTTTACATTTATATGTCTAACTTCTACTAATGGTAATTCATAAACTAATTCAAGTTCATCTAAATGTTTTATCTCATTAAACCACCATTCTCTTTTAATAGGTGTTGCAGTCATAAAGCACACTTTATTGAAGTTCTTCACCTCAGATAGTAGTAAATTCATTACCTCTTTTCTCAGTAAATACTGGTGAAATATAACTTGTCATTCATCAACAAGTAAAAAGTCATCATAAATATTCAAATTAGCCTTTGTGTACGCTTTTAATAGCTTACTTAGTCCGTCATAGGTAGAAACTATTTTTCGGGTTGTAGAGGTCTTTAAATACTCAACAATTGATGCTTGTGTCACACCTTCCTTAACTGTAAGCACATCTTTGTTATATCCTTCTTTATTGTTTACGACTTCTTTAAATGGCATTAGAATAATTATATCTTTATCAGAATCTAATGCTAGTGATGTGCCACCTATTCCGGTAACAGCTTTATTGAATACCGTGTTATACATTTGTTCTAAATTCATAATGTCAGAAAGGTAAACTTTTGAACCTTCTAATGCTCTTTTTTCAATTAATTCTGCTGAAACAGTGATTGTTCTTTTCATAGTTGATTTGTATTAAATTATTTGTGATTTTTGATTTAATCTATTTCTAATTTGTATTTTTTTATTCCCCCCAAAAAATCCAAAAAAATCTCTAGTACCTCGTTATAAGTTGGGGGAGTCGGATTTAAAAAATTAGGCGTATTTTAAACGCCTAATTTCCAAAAAATCAAATTAAACAGCATTCAAGGTAGTAACTCACGACAATTACTCTTTTTAAATTCTGATACAAAGTTACCGATATTAACTCACTAAAAATCTATAAAGTATGATATTTCTTAAACATAGTTGTGAGGTGTAATTGTAGCCTAAATTTCGGGATTTTAGAGGGCTGATTTTGGGATTTGGGGGTTGTGAAGCCTCTGGTGGCATTCCTTGCAGATACTTTGTAAGTTGGTTGGATCGTAGGCTTTATTTATTCGGGTTAAACCTTCATAATTCATAAAACTATCAATGTGATGTATATCTACAGCTGGGGTTACTTTTCCAGCTAATAAACAGACCTCACAAAGTGGATTGTCCATCATTTTAGCTAGCCTTAGTTTCTTTCATCTAGTGGTATTATAAATGGCTTGTCTTTCCTTTGTTTTATCAGATTTAATCCTCTGTTTCTGGGGTCGATTGATCGTTGGCATCTTCCAAATATATTTGATGTTTGTATAGTTCTTTTTGATCTTGTTTTATCTGGAAATTTACCATTTTAAGCTTGTAATCTATATATTCTAGTACTTGTTTTTCTTCTATTTCAGATAGATCTTCCATTACTTTCAAAAGTGTATTGTGAAAAATGTCTTCTGTAGTCTGGGACATTGAAAGCTTTTCTTTATCTTTTACATATTTAGATCAGAGTTTAGTATAATTTCTTGATATTATATTAGATACTTCTGTATTAATAATAATTGAACTGGTTTTTAAACTTCTGTTTTTGGGATTAGAATCTACAATAGGATTTAGTATTTTATCTAATTTATCTTCTGTAATATCTCAATATTTACAAGTTATTTCAATTCCATAATCAAATATGTATTGTAATAGTGTTTCTTTAGTTGGCTTTTGTTTCTTCATAGTATTTGTTTATTAATTCTTCATTTTTATCAAATCAGTCTTTCATTATCATTCTGACTAATTTTGCTTTATCTATTTGGGTTGCTTGGTGCATTACTTCTAAACTTTGATTTATATCATTGTCTAATCTTACTGTAATTCGGTTTTGCATTGAGGTTAATTTCATAGTTGTAATATGTTTTAGATTCACACAAAGGTATAAAATATCATTTAACAAAAAACTATTTTTTATAGAATATGTGAAACATTTAATTAAGATTATTATCTTTGTGAATCATCAAAAAATCTACATTATGAAATCAAATCAATCTTCTAAAAAATCGTATGTACTAGAAATAATTGGCGGTGTACTTTCAACGATATGTATATTTATGCTTATTTCATACTTCTTTGAATTTCACGATGGATTTTCTAATGATTACAATAAGTGGGGCGCATTTGGTAGTTACTTTGGCTCAATAACTGGATTACTTGCTTTTTTAGGTGTTTTGTACTCACTCATTCTCTCAAATAGAGCAACAGAAGAAGCAAAAAAAGAATCACAAATAAAGGAAGGAATAGCAAAAAAAGAAACTATAAGAAGGGAAGAAAGAGATTTGTTTTTTAAGTTACTAGAATTAGACAGAGATCTATTTAATAACGTAAAGTTTGTTGAATGTTTTAAAGAAGTAGGACATAAAAAAGAGAATATATATGGTGGGATAGAAGCATTTGAAAAATTTAGAATACAATTGAACAACACATTAATTGAATATATAATTTATGATTATATGTTTAAAATGAGTACTGATAAATTAAAAGATATTTTAAAATCTGAAAATCAATATTATGATTCAATCTTAAATATAAAATCTGACACATTGACAAAATTGAAATCTTTTGAACGATTTAATAACGGTTCTGATAGCTACTTAATAGAGAAAAAAAAATTATTTGCCGAATTATTGAAACAAGATATTAGTTCCATTTTCTCAAATAATGAAATTAAACCTAATTATTCTGATGAGCAATTATATAAATTCGATTCTGAATTCAATCCTATTCAGAATCTAAGCTCCAATGAAAGATATATTGCATTAAAATATGTTGGGGACATTTTAAATGAAGTTTATGGTCATATTTTGGAGCAATATATTCGGAACACTTACTATATTTTAAACACTTGCAATGATTTCAGCGAAGAGAAAAAGGGATATTATTTTAAATTATACAGAGCTCAATTGTCTAGAAGCGAAGCAATTGTTGTATTCATTGGAGCATTATCAAGTAAATCAAAAACAAATTTCGTAAAGTTGTTAAAATCAAGTGAGTTTTTAGATGTGATTCATTATAAAGATCTTTACCTACTAAATAATGAAGCTGGGGAAGGAAATGAGAAATCATTTATCAATTCTATGTTTGATGAATTTTTAAAAGAAAATCCAGAATAATTTTATTTGGCAGCCAACATTTAGGTTCATATTAGAAATGATTAAAACCAAATAATATGAAATGACAAATACCAAAGGATATTGAAAAAGACGCTACTGTTTATATGCAAGATGTATTATCAAAACTAGAAACTAGTGGAATACTAGAAGAAGTTGATAGTGCAGCACTAACTATGTTAGCCCGTAATTATTCAATGTTTATAAAAGCTTCTAAGCAATTAGAAAAAGATGGTTTAACTGTCGAAAGTGATAGAGGTAATATAGCACAACACCCATTAATTAAGGTGGCTAAAGATGCACAAACGCAAGCGATGAAAGTGATGTTAGAATTTGGACTAACTGCAAAGGCTAGAACCAAACTAATACAAAAAGATAATGAAAGCGATGAAGATTCACCGTTTGAACAATTTATAAAACAAGGTAAAGAAACGAGATAAATAAATTTAATATTATGGGAATATATTTTAAACGAGAAGATAAAATTGTTTTTCTTATAAGTATTGTATGTATAATATGGATTAGTTTATATAAATTACAATGGACAACAATTAGTTGTGGTTTGTTGTTTTATAATGCTGATATATGGGGTGATATAACTTATACCATTTTCACATCAATACTTGCTGCCGGTTTGTTTTATACCTTTACTATTTTTATTCCCAGAATATCGAGAATAAAAATGATGAAAAAAAATATGAAGTACTATTTAAAAGAAATTGATGAATTATCTATTTCAATAATTGAAAATATAAAAATAGGAAAGACCGGTAATTATTATACTTTAGAAAAATATAATGTTGAAGCTTTTAGTCAAAACAACCAAAATGTAAAAAATGATTTTATTACATATTATACAAATATAAAAAATAAAGATACTTTCTATGATAGAATTAATTATCAGAAATTGTATGTAAGCAATATTATTCTAAACTATTCAGATTTATTACCAGAAAAAATTGTAATTCTACTATCTGATTTTTGCAACATCTCGTTTAATACATTAAAAGAATACTCAAATATACAAAGTCAAATAGCATATGAACAATTCTTTATAACGTTCAATCTGTTAAACTCCGTTAGTAATGGATTTAAAGATTACTTTCAATATAAAAATGAAACTATATAATGAATATATAAATAAAGTCATTTCTGGAACTATAATAACAGGAAAAAATATTCAGTTAGCTTGTTCCAGATTTAAAAGTGATTTACAAAGAACTGATTTAGAATTTAGAGAAAATGAAGTAGATAGAGCTATCAACTTTATAAGCACATTAAAACACTTCACCGGAAAACATTCTGGTAAGCCTTTCATTCTGGAAGGTTGACAACAATTCATAATTGCCAATATTATCGGCTTCTACTGAAAAGAAACAGGAACACGAAGGTTTTCTAGTTCTTACATAGAAGTAAGCAGAAAACAAGGTAAAACGGCATTAGCAGCAGCATTATGTTTGTATTATCTAATCGCAGATAATGAAGATGGTGCAGAAGTATTACTTGCAGCCAACAGCAAAGAACAAGCAAAAATAGCCTTTGATATGTGTTCTAGTTTTGTAAAGGGTATTGATCCCAAAACAAAATATTTTATCCCTTATAGAGCAGATATAAAATTCAACCTCACAAACAGTAAACTTAAAGTATTAGCCGCTGATGATTCAAAATTAGACGGCTTTAATGCATCATTTGGTTTACTAGATGAATACCACGCAGCACCCACCAGCAAAGTTAGAGATGTAATAAAGTCTAGTATGGGAATGAGAAACAATCCTCATTTGTGTACAATAACCACTGCTGGCTTTAATAAGTCCTTACCCTGCTATCAACTCAGAACAGTAGCAATAGAAGTTTTAAATGCTGTAAAAACTGATGATGAAATGTTTATCGCTATCTTCTCTTTAGATGTTGAAGATGATTGGCAAGATGAAAAGAATTGAATTAAATGCGCACCTAATTTAGATGTTACTGTAACTACTAAATATATTAGGGGACAAGTTCAACAGGCTAAAAACAACCCATCAGAAGAAACTGGTGTAAAAACTAAAACACTAAATCTTTGGTGTGATTCTGAGAATGTTTGGCTACCAGATGAATATATTCTAAGAAGTAGTAAAAATATTGATCTGAATGATTTTAAAGGTGAAGCTTGTTATATAGGTGTCGATTTAGGGCAAACATCAGATTTAACGGCTGTTTCTTATCTAGTTGTAGTTGATAATAAATACTACTTCAAAACACATTACTACCTTCCAGAAGAAGCTTTAAGAATAAAGGCAAATAAAGAATTATATAAAGATTGAAAGCGAAAAGGGCAACTAACTGTAACGCCTGGCAATGTAACCGATTATGACTATATAACTAACGATTTGATGAAGTATTCACAGATTGTAAATATACAAGTAATTGGATATGATAGTTATAATTCTACTCAGTGAGCAATTGATGCTACTGCTAAAGGTTTACCGCTTGAAGTTTATTCTCAAACAATTGGAAACTTTAATAGACCAACTAAAGAAATAGAAAGACTGATATTATCTGATAAAGCAATTATTGATAACAATGAGATCAGCAGATTCTGCTTTAAAAATGTCGAATTAAAATCAGATCAAAACGGTAACACAAAACCAGTAAAATATATAGACAATAATAAAATTGATGGTGTAATTTCTATGATACAAGCTTTAGGTATGTATTTGCAAATTCCTCATTATTCAAACACAATTTAATAAAATACAAATGGCATTTAATGACTGATTTAAAAAGAAATCAACACCAGCACCTATAACAGAAAAAAGAAGCTTTTTTGATTCTTTGATGTATAATTCGCAAAGCGGTTATACTACAAATAAAGCTATGTTTCTACCTGCTGTTTATAGATGTGTAGAAGTGATTAGTGATTCTGTAGCACAATTACCTTTAGAACCTTATTTGATTGACAATAACGGTTATAAAACAAAGCATAAAACACACCCTACATACAGACTTTTAAACAGTGAACCGAACAATAAAATGAGCAGGTTTACTTTTATGAAAACACTAGTTCAAAGTGTTCTTTTAAGGGGTAATGCTTACGCCTATATAGAAAGAGATCGAAGCGGTAATGTTATAGCATTACAATTTATAGATAGTACGTGAGTAACAGTAGTTACAACAGATATACAAAATAATAAATTGATGTATTCAATTACTGGTTTTGATGCTTTAGTAGAGCCTATTAATATGATCCACATACTAAACTTTAGTTATGATGGTATTCGTGGAATAAGCACACTAGAACACGCAAGGCTAACACTTGGATTAGCTACAGATTCAGAAGCACACGCAGCTGGATTTTTTAAAGGTGGGGCTAATTTAGCAGGTGTTTTAAAAGTTCAAGGTTCACTACTTCCAGAACAAAAACAAGATTTAAAAGCATCTTGACAGTCTGCTTTTAATGCTTCTAGTGGAACACCTAACGGAATAGCTGTATTAGAAGGTAATATGGATTTTCAACCTATAACAGTTAGTCCTGTAGATGCACAACTTTTAGAAACCAGACAATTTAATGTTATTGATGTCTGTAGATTCTTTGGAGTTTCACCAATGAAATGTTTTGATCTTACACAAGCTAATTATGCAACTGTAGAAGCCACACAGTTAGCATTCCTCACAGATACACTTTCCCCTTTATTAGAAAAGATAGAACTGGAATTTGAACGCAAACTATACAAACCATCTGAACGAGATAGTATAGATGTTCGGTTTGATACTTCTGTTTTATTAAGAGCCGATAAAGTATCACAAGCAGAGTATTTTAATAAGCTTTTCCAAATTGGTGTAATGACAGTTAACGAAATTAGAAAGGAATTAGATTTACCCGCTATAGATAATGGTGATAATAGTTTTGTGCAAGTAAATACTATTACGCTGCAAAATGCAGTAAAAGAAACACAAATTGTAAATACACAA